GCCAGACCTGCTGCTCGACCTGCTGCAGGACCTGCTGCTTTAGGTCTTTGGCAGACAGGCAACGCACAATCATCCAGGCAAGTGCGCCGCCGACGGTGGCTGCATATGGGCTGCCCATACGCAGGATCACCGACGGCCGCGGCAGACCGCATAGATCGTAAGCGCGTAGGGCCGCGGCGGTAGCTGCGTCGAAATCCGCTGGTTCCGTTGACAGCCCTATGTCGATCCAACGTTGCACGAACGCAGGCATTTGGTTTGCCTGCGCGGCGGTTATCTTCGTAATCTTGGCTGCCATGGCGATCAGTCCGCGACGCGCTGCAATTCACGCGGTGAATATTCGACTTGCTGCGGGAGTTTGTAGACCCCTGGCAATAGTGTGATGGGCGCGTGCTCTTCGTGCGTGAGCGCGGTTGTCTCCATGACCTGAAGGAATCGCTCGGCCCCAGCTGACCATACGCGCACTTTGGCCGACTCTTTGATGCGGTGCGCATGGCCAGTGATTTCGCCATAGGCAAGGATCACGTCGCCTGTTGTCGTGATGGCCGTTGCGGCCTCGGGTAGCGTCGCCGGGACCAAAAGAACGTCACCTTGTCGCTGTTGCGTTTGCATCATTGTCTCCTGTTATACAACCTTGTGCTGATCAATGGACTCCCACCGCGCCCGCATCCGCTCGATCGCGGCGGCGGGAACGTTGTGGATGCTGCCGTAATCGCCGGTCGCCTCGATGATCTCGACGTCGCATCCGTACCGCAGCGCGGCTTCGATGTAGGGCTTCATCTCCGCGCGCGTCGTGAAGGTATTGGCGACGACGACATTATGCCCGGCGCGAAGGCTTGCTCGCGCGCGCTCCTGGCACCGGCGATGCGCGACGTGAACCTTGTCCGCGCGGTAGCGGTACTCCCCGCCGCGCATGAAATACTGGTCGGCCTCGTAGTGACGATACCCGCGCGCGGCGTACTCCTGCGCGAGCGTGGACTTGCCACTGCCGGGCAGGCCGCGAATGAGGACAAGGGTGGATGTCATGCTTCCGCCCACCATGTATGCGCTCGCTCGATCTTCCGCCCAAGCCACGCGATGACCGGCACGGCCATACTGTTTCCGAGCGCGCGGTAGCGCGGGCCGTCGGCGGCGGGTTTGCCGCGGTAGGGGATCGCGGTCCAGCCGTCCGGGAACCCCTGCAACCGCTCGCATTCGGTCGGGGTCAATCGCCGGACCTCAAGCCCCGGCTGAACGCCGATCGTCTGCCCGTCGGTATCCAAAGGACCGGCTATCTCGCCGTACTGGATCACGTCCGAATGACGCGCGTCGAAGGCGACCGTCACCAGGTTCGCGCACTCGTCGCCCGCCGGCCCGCTCGTGCCCTTCGCCCACTTAGCCGACATGGCCTGCGGAACAATCTCTGGGATCAGTCCTCCGTCGCATTCGATGTCCGTTCCGAGCCCGCCACCAGTGCGCGCCACAAGGCAACCGGCAATACCTTTTGCCGTCGCTCGGTGCGGCGGATGATCCCCGCGCAGGCTCTCGGGCTCAAGTAGTACCGGCGGTCTACTGGTCCAGTCTCCAGCGTCGACGACAACGAACACGCGACGCCGCCGCTGCGCCACTCCGAACCATTGCGCGTCAAGCACACTCCACGCGACGCATCCCGATGGACCCACCGCCACTCCTTCTGATCCCCAGCCGTCTGCCGGGACAGGAAATTCGCATCCTGCCAGCGCTCCAACCACCGCAGCAAAGTCTCGGCCGCCGTGGCTGCTGAATACGCCTGGGACGTTTTCCCAGACCATCCAGCGGGTTCCGCAAACAGATCTTGCGTCATGCCAAATCCTCACTTGCTCATTAAACAACCCTGACCGATCTCCGGCGAGCCCGGCGCGCTTGCCCGCCACGCTCAGGTCCTGGCATGGCGACCCTCCGATCACTACATCTATCGGCCCGAGCGCTTCGAGCGACTCGCGCGTGATGCCGCGCACGTCGCCAAGGTTCGGCACACCAGGCCACCGCTGCGCGAGCAGCGAGCACGGAAACGGCTCGATCTCCGCGAATGCTACGGGCGTCCAGCCCATAGGCTCCCACGCGCACGACGCCGCCTCGATCCCGGAAAACAAGGACAGGTAACGCACTCAATACCTCCCGCCCCTGATGACCCGCGCGCCCGGACGATCGACGTGGGCGGTATCGACCGGCTTGCCGAACACGTCGGCGAACGCATTGGCGATCCGCAGCGTGCGCGCGGTCTTGGCGCTTCCGTTGAGCGCGCCTGGGAGGCGATTTGCCTGCGCCTGTCCCGTGGCGCGCTCGCGCCCGCGCTGCCGCGCCGACTCCGCGTGCAGGCAGCCGCACGATCGCGTGTCGCCACTGGTGAGCGAGCGACGCGGCACAATCGCCCGCTTCCCGCAGTCGCACAGACAGCGCCAACGCGCCCCGCCGGAACCGTCCGACATTACACGCTCCTCGCACACAAGCCGCCCGAACCGTTGCCCGGTCATGTCGATAGCGCGCGCCTTGTTGTTCCATCGTCCGGTATCCTTGACTGACGCCACTATTTACCTCCGGTCGTGAGCGTTTCCCATAGCGCCTCAACCTCCGCGAGGAAGCGCTCTGCTGCCGCCTCGATCTCCGCGATTTCGTCGGCCGTCGGCGTGAACCGCCGCACGAACAGGCGATGCGCCGGGTTCTTGACGCGCGGATCGAACGCGACGAATTCGCACCAGCGGCGCCCAGTACACGCCAGCTGCGCGAGCATTTGCGGCTTGTGCATCTCTGGTACGACGCCCGCCATGCGCCATTCAACGAACGTCGCGGTTTGCGGACACTTGATCTCGATCAGCCCGTCGGCGTCGATCAGCCCGTCCGGCGTCGCGCCGAAGAGGTCGATGCGCGGATGGTCGTAGAATCCGGCATCCGCGACGAGCGCGCCGGTGTCGGCCTCGTAAGCCGCGCGCGCTTCGGCCTCGCGCTCGAGGCCCCATTGCATCGCGTCGGTCACGAAATGCCGCACGCTGTCGCCGGTCAACCGCTCGGCGAGGATTTCGTGCATAAGCTTCACGCGCGCCGCGCCGGGCTTCCCATCCTTGCGGAAGTCGAGCGCGGCGCCCATGCGCGAGGCCGTCAGTTTGCCAGCGCGGGCCGACAGCCACGCCGCGAGCGCGTCGCCTTCAAGGGGCACGGGACACCTCCCCGGCCTTCGCCGCCGCAGCCTTGAGCGACGCGAGCTCGCCGGCAAGGCCGCGCCGGTCGGCAGGCGACAGCGCGCCCCAGGCCATCTTGAGCGCCTCCGTACCGTTGATCGCCGCGTCGCGGAGCTCCTGCAGCACATTGAGCAGGCGCTCGTTCATGGGTTGAACTTCGTGCGTTGTCGCGTCGGCGTCGTTGTCGCCTTCGGTCGGGATGGCGAAGGTCTGCAGCAGCGCGTACTTGTATGCGGCCGACATGGCCTTGTTGGTCGCCTTGTCGCCGCTGTCCATCGCCTCACCGTAGGTCACGACCGTGTGCCGCGATCCGTCGGCGGCGGAAACGAAGTCGAATTCGGCCCGCACGGTGACGTAGAACAGGGCGGTCCCTTTCGCGTTCGTGCGCTCGACGACGGTGCGCTCGGTGCAGCGCGGGAGGATGCACAGGCCGTGCGTCGAGAGCAGTCGCGCAACGGCGTTGTAGATGTCGTCCACCCCGCGAAACGCGTATCCATGCTGCTCATTGCGCCGTCCTTTGCCGATTCCAGTGGTTGCGAGCGCGCCCTGCACCATGCCAATGGCGGTATAGACGGCCGGGACTTTGTCGGTGCTCATTGGATGTGTCTCCACGACTTGCGATTTACGATCTTGCTGACGGTCTGGAATGCGATACCGTATCGTGTAGCGATTGCGGACAGCGATCCGCCGGATATGCGATCGGAGCGAATCCGACGCACCAGGTCTGCCGTTAACTTTGCCGAACCGACGCGCTCGCCCCTGGCAACACGCTCTGGCTTCGTGCGCGAGCCATGCCGCAGGCCGACGTTACCGCGGCCCTTAGCTCGCATATCGGCTAGGTTCTCGGCTTGCGTGCAGACGAAAAGGTGTTGCGGGTTGATGCATGCCGGGGTGTCGCAGCGATGGGCCACGACAAGACCGGCAGGCACTGGCCTTCCGTTAGCGGCCTCCCATGCCAGGCGATGGGCGTATTGCTGCCGACCGTTAACCGACCGAACTCCGTATCCGTTCCCGGCCTTAGCTCCGACCCAAAGCATGCAGTCAGGCGTCGTCATTCGCGGCCTCCCGCAACAGCTCGTTGATCTCGTCCTCGTCGTCCTGCTCGGCGCACCATTGCGCGTACTCGGTAGCCCAAGCCTCCTGCTGCCCGTCGTCCCGGTCGTCGTAGTCGATCACTTGCCACCTCCGTTCGGTTGCACGATCCACCCCGCACGCGCCGCGTCGGGGTCCATGAGCCAGCGGGACACGCGGCCGCGCCGGAGCCACTCGACGGCGGCGATGTAGGCCGCACGATTGGGCTCGGTTGGGTAAGCCCATTCCGGGCGGACCGTGAACCGCCGGGGCGCCGCTTTCGCGGGCACGGCGGCGAGTTTGCGGCGGGATGCCGCGCCGATGCTCATGCGGCCTCCCGCTGCTCGTCCTCGATCGACCTCAGCGCGTCCTCGCGCAAGTCGTGGCTCGCCACCCGGTACGCGATGTAGTCGCGCGCCATCCGGCCCAACGCCTCGTCCATGTTTTCCGCCCGCTTGTCGTCGCACTCCTGCCGCGTCGGATACCGGCCGTCGATCAGGTCGCGTCCCGGCCAGTACGTCACCGCGAGCGCGATCGACACCGCGTGCTCAGAGTCGGCCAGCCAGTCGCGGAACGCCTGCGCGCCGTGGCTGATCTCGCTCTCCGCTGCGTCTTCCATCCGGCGCTGGATGTCGTTCTCGTCGACGAAGCTGTCGTCCGGCGGGTTCAGGCTCGCCGCTTCCGCAGCGGCGAAGCCGGGGGTTTCGTAGGCGTAGCTCATTACGCGGCCTCCTTCACTTCATCCTTCACCGCCCACAGTTCTTCGTGCGCGCCGATCATCGCCAGCGCGACGCGGTATTCCTTCGCGTGCGCGTTGTCGCCGTGTTCGCAATCGAGTGCGGCCTCGAATTCGATCCGCGTCCCGAAGAAGCATCCCGTCGAGAGATAGATGCCCTCGTCCGTCAGGTACGCCGTCAGGTGGGCGCATCGCGAGCCGATGGGGCCGAGCACGAAGATGGGCCGCTCGCCGCGCAGGATCAGGTCGTTGCGCAACTTCGCGTCGCGGAGGTCCGCGCCGCTGAGGTACGCGCCGCTGAGGTACGCGCCGCGGAGGTCCGCGCCGCTGAGGTCCGCGTCGCGGAGGTCCGCGCCGCGGAGGTCCGCGCCGCTGAGGTACGCGTCGCCGAGGTACGCGCCGCTGAGGTCCGCGCCGCGGAGGTACGCGCCGCGGAGGTACGCGCCGCGGAGGTACGCGCCGCTGAGGTCCGCGCCGCTGAGGTCCGCGCCGCTGAGGTCCGCGCCGCGGAGGTCCGCGCCGCTGAGGTCCGCGCCGCGGAGGTACGCGTCGCGGAGGTACGCGTCGCGGAGGTACGCGCCGCTGAGGTCCGCGCCGCGGAGGTCCGCGCCGCTGAGGTCCGCGTCGCCGAGGTACGCGCGCGCGGAAACCGCAGCCTCCAGCGTCACGCGCAGTGCGTTGCCCTCGGCCTCGTGCGCGAACAGGACGGCGCCGCAGAATCGCTCCTTGATCTCGATCTTTGCCATCTCGCTCCCTCCTGCGGCCCGTTGGGTGGGCCGATGGGTAGATATTGCGCGCGTTCGCGTAATCAGTCAACTACCGTTCGTCGGCCGGCCAAATGCGAAATGTTCTCGTTTCCCTGCGCCGCGCGTCGCCGGCGCTTGCATTTGCCGCGAACCTGTAGACAATACTCCCATGGACGCACTAGACCTACTGCGCGCCGACGCGCGCAAGGCCAAGGCCGAGCGCCGCGTCATGGCGCGGCTTGAAGAGGTTGCGGCGGGCACCGGCATTCCGCGCCGCTCGCTTGAGGGACTGCTGTACCGTCGCAAGGTGGACCCACGACGATCCACAATGGCAGCGCTAGCGGCATACTACAACAATGCCCAGTCCTAGCAAAACCGGCTCGGGCCGGTACATGGCCGAATTGCCGAGCACGGATGGCGGGTACGTCCTGCTGCTGCTGGCGATCCTCGATCAGGCGGTGAGGGACGCGCGAATGCGCGTGCGCGCAAATGCCGATGCTGAAACGCGCAACGCGCACTCCGACGCGCGGCTATGGATCACAAGTCGCGCGCCGGCCTTTGTCGCGTACTGCCATATGCTCAACCTGTCCCCTGACACTGTTGTGTCGCGCGTCCCCGCGAAATGATCGTGCGCGTCATGACCCCCGAGCAGTACGCGCAGCATCAATCGCGCGTACAATCGCAGCGCTCGCGGATGCGGCAGGATGACAATCTCCCGCGCGTCATCGGCAACGATGCCTCCGTCGTCAACACAGATCAACGCAGCGGCCCGCCGGCTACCCCTCCCACGGGATCGCTCCGGCCGGCGGTGTCCGCTGCACCCATCGCCCTACCGTGGCCACCGTCCGGCAATACCGCCGTGCGGCACGCCAACGGCGCGCACTACATCAAGCCGGAAGTCGCGCAGTATCGTCGCCACGTCGCCGCGTTGTGTCGCAACCTGGCGCCGGTCACCGGCCGCTACATCCTCCACGTTCACCTGTCGCCGCCGGATGCGCGAACGCGCGATGCGGACAACTCAATCAAGGTGTTGGTCGATGCGCTCGTGCACTGCGGCTATCTCATCGACGACAGCCTGACCTACATGCGCGAGCTGCACGTCACGACCGACGACGCGCGCAACGCTGCGGCAATCGTGCGCGTCGAGGCGCTCGACCCACAGAAAGGAGCAGCATGAAACGACATCCGCTCTCGGCAGCATTCCCCGACATGGACCCGACCGACTTCGCGTCCCTCGTCGCAGACATCGAGAAGAACGGGCTCCGTGAGCACGGGTGGGTGTTCGAGGGAATGATCCTCGACGGCTGGCACCGATACCGCGCATGCGAGGAATCCGGCGTGCGTTTTCGGTGGGAACAATACGACGGCACCGACCCAATCGGTTTCGTGCGATCGCGTAATCTTGAGCGCCGCCACCTCACCCCGTCGCAGCGCGCGGCGGCGATCGTGGCGTGCCATGCGTGGCGCCCCCTCGGAGCGAATCAGCATGGAGGGTCTGTCCCCGGGACAGACCCTGCTCCGTCGTCGGCAGAGCATGGAGGGTCTGTCCCCGGGACAGACCCTGCTCCGTCGTCGGCAGAAATGGCGAAGCAGGCGGGGGTTAGCACTATCACGATTGATCGGGCCAAGGCGGCGCAAAGGGCCGGACTCGGCGAGGCCGTGCGCGATGGCGCCATGTCCGCAAAGACCGCCGCAGACCTCGCCAAAGGACGCGATCCGCAGGCAAAACGCGCCGATCCGAAGGATAGGAAGATCGCGGAACTAGAAGCGCGCGTCGCCGAACTGGAAGAAGAATTAGAACAGGTGCGCGACGGCGCAGCCGAGGCGGTCGAAGCGGCCGAAGCTGCGCAGCAAATGCTGAAAACCGACGCCGGCGTGCTCGTGCTGCAATTGCGCGCAGAAATCGCAAGCCTGACGCGCTCGCGCGATGACGCGCTCAATCAAGTGGGCGAACTCGTGCGGCAGAACAAGATGCTACAACGCAAACTCGACAAGGCAATGGCCGCATGAGCGATCTCGTATTGCGGCCGTACCAGACGGACGCGGTCGAGCGATTGCGCCAGGGCATACGCGACGGGCATAGATCGCAGATACTCGTTGCGCCGACGGGGGCCGGAAAGACCGCAATAGCCACGCACCTCATGGCCGAGGCGCGACGCAAAAATACGCGCGTCGCGTTCGTCGTCGATCGCGTCGCGCTCGTTGACCAAACATCCGCAGCGCTCGACCTGTACGGTATCGAGCATGGCGTCATCCAAGCGGGGCATTGGCGCAGGCGCGCATACGAGCCGATCCAAGTATGCAGCGCGCAAACGCTGGAGAAGCGCGGATACTTCCCGGACTTGGAATTGCTGATCGTCGATGAGGCGCATGCGGTGCGGAAGGAAACCGCCGAGCTGATCAGAAACGCCAAACACCTGCGCGTGCTCGGGCTGACCGCAACGCCGTTTACCAAAGGGCTGAATACGCTCTATTCGAACCTGGTCAACGTAACGACCACGGACGCGCTGATCGCAGACGGCTTCTTGGTCCCGCTGCAAATGTACGCTGCGGTATCGCCGGACATGCGCGGCGCGAAGGTCGTTGCGGGCGAATGGTCAGACAAGGATATCGAACGACGCGGGCTGAAGATCATCGGCGATATCGTCGCCGAATGGGAGAACAAGACAACGCATCATTTCGGCGGCCCGGTAAAGACCATCGTCTTTTCCGCGACCGTGGATCACGGCGCCGAACTATGCCGCCAATTCAACGCGCGCGGGCATCGCTTTGAACAGATAAGCTACCGCGACGGCAACGACGACCGGCGCCGAGAACTAATCGCAGAGTTCCGCAAACCCGACAGCGAGATAGTCGGGCTCGTCTCGTGCGAAGTATTCACGAAGGGTTTCGACGTCACGGATATTCGATGCGGGATATCCGCGCGTCCCTATCGCAAATCATTCTCATCGCACATCCAGCAAGTGGGCCGGGTGATGCGTCCGCATCCGGGCAAGGACGGCGCGCTATGGCTATGCCATTCCGGCAACGTCCTGCGATTTCACGCCGACATGCTCGACCTGTTCGCGTCTGGCGTGCGCGGATTCGACGACGGCCAGCTGGACAGCAAGGCGCGCAAGGAGCCCGACCGCGAGAAAAAGGCAGAATGCACCTGTCCGGCGTGCGGATATGTCCTCCCGCCCAAAGCGCTGGCATGCCCCGGTTGCGGCCGCGAACGCAGGCGCAAGCCGGTCGAATCGGCCGCGGGCTCGCTCGTGCTCGTCGGCGGCGAGGCGCGCGCACCAATCGGCAGACACGCATTCCTGGCGGACCGCAATCACGTCTGGGCTCAGCTAGTCGGGCTTGCGATCGAGCGCAAGCGCGGCGACACCGAGGCCGCACGACGGTTCGCGCAGGCGCAATACCGCCAGATATACGGATCGTTCGCGCGCCAATCGCTCGACGACACAACGGCAGTCTCGCCGGAGCCCGCATTGCGCGCTCTCGTGCAACACAACATCATCAAGTGGGCCCGGGCGCGCGCGGCGTGACGGATTTTCTCGCCTTTGCCCGCGACCATGGGCTGATAATGTCCCACGTCATCGCGGACGGCCGCGTGCATCGCGTGCCGACCGAGGCCAAGCCCAAACGGCGCAACGGCGCCTATGCATTCGACGGATCGCGCGGCTTCGTTCAGGACTGGACCGTGCACCCCGCAGCGATAGCCTTTCGCGGGACCGCACAAACGCCGCCGCCACGGCCGATAATCGCGCCATTGCGCGATCCGCGCGAGGCGGAGGCAGCGCAGCAGGTAGCGCGCGATACACTCGCCCGTTGCGTCTATCAGACGCATCCGTACCTGGCGCGCAAAGGCTTCGCCGCCGAGTCGTGGCTCGTGGACCCGACGGACGGGCGGCTCGTCGTCCCGATGTACGACGCAAAGCGATATTCGCGGCTCCTGTCGGTCCAGAGGATCGCGCCCGACGGAACAAAGATGTTCTTGCGCGGCGGGATCGCCAAGGACGCGGTCTATCACCTGGGGCGCGGCCCAGAGGACGTTTTGGTCGAGGGCTTGGCGACCGCGCTGTCCGTGCGCGCGGCGCTCGCGTCGCTCTACCGGCAAGCTCGCGTCGTCGTCTGCTTCTCGGCGGGCAACCTCGCCGCCGTGGCACGCTACTATCGCGGGATGGTCGTGGCCGACAACGACGCGAGCGGGACAGGCGAGGCAGCGGCGAAAAAAACAGGCATGCGCTACGTCATGCCGCCAGACGTTGGGACCGACGCAAACGACTTGCACCAGCAACGCGGCATCGAGGCCTTGCGCAAACTGTTGATGTAGGGCTAAGGTAGTCGTAGCAGGACGCTTCGCGATCGACGGGTCAACCGGTAGGGTCGCGCGGCGAGTACCGGTACTACGGGAAAGCGTCTGAGACACCGGGAGGGGCGGCGAAGCCAGCACCCCAAGACGCGAAAGGCTGGCGGGCGCCGCGGCTCCGAACGGACACGGCGGAAGGCACGCCTCCCCCCGGCGTTAGGGGGCGAGGCGCGCCCACCAAACGGACAGGTGAGTAGGACGGGGTTTAGCCTTTAGCTTTTGACTTTGGTTGTTGCTTTTGACTGTGCCTTGAATGTAGCAATTAACTGAGATGCTACGTTTGGTCTGAGTACCGCCCGCCGAAACTGACGACGACGTCAGGTTCCAACACGATGCCAACGATCAACGCCGACGATGCCGAGCTCCGGCGCCTTGTCGCCATCGTGTCGGCGGACTGGCCGGCGGACGAGCAAGCCGAGGCGCTAGAGGCCGCGCTGGCGGACCGGGAGGCGGCGCTTGTCTGCTTCCGGGCGCTGGTCGCGGAGCGCGGGCGAGGCGCGCCGGTCGCGGCGGTCGAGGCGGTCGAGGCGGTCGAGGCGGTCGACGACATGCGGCCGTGTACCGCGTGCGCGAACCTGTCGCGCGGCGGGCGCTGTCTCGCGGCCGAGCGCGGCGAATCCTTGGGATTGGGCATCGCCACGTCGCGCAAATACACGCCCACCATGCCGGATCGCCCGCAGCGCTGCGGAGCGTACGCGCCAAAGGCCGACGACCCCGACCAGCGCGAGGGATGGGAGAGGTGGCCGTTCCTGTTCGCGCCCGCCTCCGGAAAAACGGCACCTGCGCGGCCCACAAGCGCGCCGGCGGGACGTCAAGCTAGGGTGGTAGCTACCGACCGCGCCGGAGCGCGCCACGGGCCGGGAAAGGGCCTTGCCGGCGATGTTTGAGGCGCTTACGCGGCCGGTTGCGGCCGGTTAGGCGTCGTCAGGCGCAGATTTGGGGTCCGGCGCGACCCGCTGCGCGAGGTCCCACGCCATCGGCGGCATGGCGGATGCGCCGGCCTCCCACCGGAGCCACGTCCGGGCGGTGACGTGGACGAGCGCGCCGGCCCGCCGCGCGGACAGGCGGCGAGCCTTGCGCCACGCCCGGAGGCTGGCGGGGGACGGGACGATCATTGCCGGCGCTCGCGCCAAACGTCCCCGGCCTCGCGCATGAGCCGCGCGAGCATCCGTGCAACCTCGGACCGCCCGTGGCGCGCGGCGAGCGCGCGTGCTACCTCGTGGCCATTGACGGCCTCGCCGTCGAGCGCGTCGGCGTCGAGAGCCGGCGCAAACCGGACCACCAGCCCAGACGGGCCGTGCCGGGCCTCGTCGCCCGACACGACCCACCGGCCGCGCCATCCGCGGTTGGGATGCGATGTCATGCGTAAAACGACAGGTCTACGTCGAGCGCGATGCGCGTGTCGCCGAAGTCCAGGACCGACAGGCTGCGCCGCGTGTCGCCAGCGCGGACCTGCACTTCCTCGAACGCGAGGAACGGCACCCCAGCGATCTCACCGCGCACCGGCGACGAGCATTCAGCGTAGCTGGTCGACGCCGCGAAGAAATCATCGAGGGATTCTTGCGTTTCGACCGCGTCGCACTGCCAACCGGTGGCGTCGCAGAAAGCCTCTTCGGTCGCTGCGGCGATGGCGAGGATTTGTTCGTTACGGTTCATTTTCTGCTCCAGCCCCTGCTCCCGAGGCGCGGCGGGATCGGCGATCCCATGGGCAGACTGTGACAGGTTGTCGCAGGTAGGTCAACTACCGTTCGTCGGCCCGCTAAACGCGAACGGTTCCCAACAAGCGGCCGGCCGGGGCCATAAGCACAATCTATCGGCAAGGGCGCAGCGATAAGCCGCGTCTATCCGCCTTGACTATTTGCGCCCGCAGGTATAACAATTTCCTATCAGCCTATAAGCTTCGTTAATCGCAGACTATGTTCGTGAAGGGCAAATCCGGCAACCCGTCAGGCCGTCCCAAGGAGGACAAGCAGTTAAAGGTGATGATGGCCGAACTCGCGCGCAAGCACGCGCAGCGAGCCATCGACGTCATCGTCGAGAACATGGCGGACAGCAATCCGGTGGTGCGACAGCGCGCGGCGGAGGCGATCTTGGACCGCGCGTTTGGCAAACCGGCGCAGATGATCCAGGGCGATCCCACTGCGCCACTTGCGTTCACGTTCTCATGGGCGAGCACGCGCAGCGAGTAGAGCTCCCGTATGCCCCGCGCTCAGCGAGGCATTGGGCTATTCACGACGCGATCGACGCAAAGCGCTTCGGCGTCGTCGTATGTCATCGGCGATTCGGCAAGACCGTGCTCGCGGTCAATCAGTTGATCAAGCCTGCGCTTACGTTGCGGCGTCAGCGGCCGCGCTACGCCTACATCGCACCGACATACAGGCAAGGCAAGGCGATTGCGTGGGACTATCTCAAGCACTACGCCGACGCTGTGCCAGGGCGCGTGTTCAACGAGACGGAATTGCGCGTTGACTTCGGCAATGGCGGGCAGGTGCGCATTTACGGCGCGGACAATCCAGACGCATTGCGCGGCATCTATCTCGATGGCGTCGTGTTCGACGAGTTCGGGCTGATGCAAGGTCGTATCTGGTCGGAGGTCGTGCGTCCTGCGCTCGCAGATCGTCAAGGATGGGCGATGTTCATCGGCACGCCGAACGGCCGTAATGCGTTTTGGGAGTTACGCGATGCGGCATCGCAGGATAGTGACTGGTTCGTGATCGAGCACAAGGCGAGCGAGACTGGATTGATCGACGCCTATGAGCTAGACGCTGCGCGACGCACGATGACGTCCGACGAGTACGCGCAGGAGTGGGAGTGCTCGTTCGAGGCGAGTGTTAAGGGCGCGATCTACGCGAGCGAGCTAGCCGAGATGCGCGAGCAAGGCCGCATCGGCGTCGTGCCGGTCGCGCCGGAGCTACCGGTGCACACTGGGTGGGACTTGGGCGTCGGAGATGCGACGGCAATCTGGTTCGCGCAAGTGAGCGGCGGGCAGATACGGCTTATCGACTACTACGAGGCGAGCGGCGAGGGCCTGCCGCACTACGCGGCGGTGCTCGCTCGCAAGGGCTACGTCTACGGCAAGCATTACGGGCCGCACGATATCGCAGTGCGCGAGTTGGGCACCGGCCGTAGCAGGATCGAGACGGCGCGCGCGCTCGGGATCGCGTTCGAGGTGGTCGCCGCGCAGCCGCTCGAGGATGGCATCCACGCTGCGCGCATGATGCTTGCGCGCTCGTGGATCGACGCGCAGCGTTGCAAGGCAGGGCTCGACGCACTGCAGAACTACCGATGGAGTTTCAACACGCGACTCAACGAGTTCAAGTCGTCGCCGGAGCACGATTGGGCGTCGCACGGATCGGACGCGTTGCGCACGATGGCGAGCGCGCTATCGGATCGTGCGCCGCGCAGGCGCGCGAATGAGCAGCGCGTCGTCAATGCCGGATGGATGGGCTGACAATGGACGACGACGACAAGACGCAATCGACGCAGGCGATCATCGACGAGGCGGTCAAGCGACGCCGGTACGCGATCGACTACGACGACGATAACCGCCGCGAACAACGCTTCGATATCGCGTTCTGCTACAAGCCTGGCGCGCAATGGGACGATGCGGATCGCAACAATCGCAAGATCGATGGTGCTCCGGCGCTCGAATACAATCAGTTGCCGCAATTCGTCAATCAGGTAGTCAACGACCAGCGCCAGCGTCGGCCGGGCATCAAGCTATTCCCGGCGGGCGATGCGGCAACGGTCGAGATGGCCAAGCTTCGGCAGGGCGTCATACGCGGCATTGAGTCGGCCTCGCGCGCGGAGTCGGTCTATGACAGCGTGTTTCGCGATGCGGTCGTCGGCGGTCGCGGATTCTGTCGCATCGTTGCCGACTACGAGTCGGATACGAGTTTCGATCAAGTGCTATCCATCAGGCGGATCGCCGATCCGTTGTCGGTCCTGTTCGATCCGGACTATTCCGAGCCCGATGCATCAGACGCCAACTGGTGCTTTGTCGACGAGGTGGTCTCGCGCGAAGAGTTCAGCCGACGCTGGCCTGACGCGGAGGCGATTAACTGGGACAGCGACAAATTGTCGGAGTGGTTTGACGGCGACCATGTCGTAGTCGCGGACTATCTTCGGCGCGTCGAGGTGCCGCGCGTGTTGTGCTTGCTGGCTGACGGATCGCGCGTCTATCAGGAGGATATGCCGGATGGTGCGATTGTCGTGCGCCGGCGCACGGTGTCAACGCATCGTGTCGAGTGGTACAAGATTGCGGGCGGATCGCAGATTCTCGAAACCTACGAGTGGCGAGGATCGTATCTTCCGGTGTTCGTGTGCATCGGCGACGACCTGATCATCGACGGCAAGCGGCAGTATCAGGGGCTGATTCGTCGTGCGCGGGATGCGCAACGCATGTACAACTACGCGCAATCGGCCGTTGCCGAGCGTATCGCCTTGGCGCCGAAGGCTCCGTGGATCATGGCCGAGGGGCAGGACGAGGGCTACGAGCAGCAATGGGCGGCGGCGAACAAAGCGCGGTACTCGCGACTGCTGTACAAGCCTACGTCGGTCAATGGGCAGCTAGCGCCGCCGCCGCAGCGGCAGATTCCGGTGCAGGCCGAGGTCGGGCTGATGGAGTTCGCGCAGTCCTCGAAGATGGACTTGCGCGCGACCATCGGAATGTACGAAAACTCGCTCGGCATGCGCGGTGCGGAGACGAGCGGGCGGGCGATTCTCGCGCGCGAGCAGCAGGGCGACAATGCGACATTCCACTTCCCGGACAACCTGTCGCGGATGATCGCGTTGATCGGGCGAGCGATCAATGAGCTGATCCCGGTCTACTACGACACGCCGCGCATGCTGGCGACGATCGGCGAGGACGATACGCGCGATCTTGTCGCGATCAATCGGCCGGTTGCCGGCGGGATGGCGGTCGAGAACAGCATGCTTGATGGCGAGTTCGCGGTTATCTCCGAGGCGGCTCCGAGCTACGCGACGCGTAGGCAGGAGCAGGCTGATTCGATGATGAAGCTATTGCAGGCGGTGCCGGGCGTGGGCGCGGTTGCGCCGGACCTGATCGTGAAGTCGCTCGACTTCGCTGATGCGGATGTGCTGGCTGAGCGGCTCAAGCTGATGTTGCCGCCGCAGATTCAGCAGGCCGACGCGGCGAAGCAGAACAAGCAGCCGCAGATTCCGCCGGAGATCATGGCGCAGGTACAGCAGATGCAGCAGGCGCTTCAGCAGATGCAAGCGCAGGGGCAGCAGTTGATGGCCGAGAACGCGAAGCTCAAGGATGGGCACGCGGCGAAACTGCAGGAACAGCGGATGGAGGACGAGGCGGCGCTGCTGAAGGCGGCGATGGACAACGCAACGAAGCTCGTGCTGGAGGCGCAGCGCGCCGCTCCGGCCCCGGCGGCGGTTGTTGCGCCGGAGGTGGCGCCGGCGATGACGGTTGAGCAGCAGATGGCGGCGATTGCGGGGCTCACTGAGCAGGTGATGGCGATGGGGCAGCAGTTGGCCGCTGCGGTGATGGCGCCGCGCACGACGACGCTACAGACGGACGCGATGGGCAATCCGGTCGGGGCGGTGAGCGTGCCGGCGACGATGCAATGATGCGTATCGACCTTTCGGAGCACTTGTCTGATGGCGTGCGCGCGGACGTGCGTGCGGCGCTCTCGGCGATGCGTGGTCGGCCGGTGCGGGTGCGGTTGGTGAACGTGCCGGCGGAGGCGTTCCAAGCGGCGGTGGATCGCGCGTTGCGGGTGCTCGGGCCAGTGCCGTTTGCGCCGATGGTGGGTGGCGTACCGTGCCAGCCGGGGATCGAGGCGCATCCGGTGGTGATTTGCGTTGCGGATGACGACACGAACATAACGCGGGATGCCGCGAGGGAAATCGACGCATGGCGACCTTCATTTCAGGCCAGTTGACGACGACCGCGACGACGGCCGAGCAGAGTGTGTGCTCGGCGACGCCGTCGGGTTCGACGAGTTTCAAGAGTGGGGCCATTGCGGGCTATCTCACGACGTATTCGGCGACCGAGTCGAACATGGGCGTTGTGTTCTGGGACGTGGGCGGGACGAACCGATGGGAAGCGCGGGTGCAGAACACCGACCTTGCGTCGCTTGCGGGGGTGATCGTGCTTCCGTTCGGCGATGGAATCACATTCTCCGGTTCGGAGACTTGCGCGTGGCAGGTAACGCCTGCGGCGACAACGTCGATGCGGTGGGCGGGAATCTTCATCGGGCAGGGCTGACGCATGGCGCGACTGATTGACCGCTACACGCTGACCGCGAACGCTGCGTATCGCGGTGAGGTCAATCCGCCGCTGGATCAGCAGGTGGCGTTCCCGCGCTTCGGCGCGCTGGTGGGGCGCTACGTCGTCCCGGCCGGGAAGAAAGTGACGTGTGCGGGGCTCAACCTGTCGGCGCACAACACGACGTCGATAGCAGCGCAGGCGCCGGGGGTAAGGCTCAACATGGGCACGGTGGATGTGCTCTACGGCGGTACGCTGCATTGGCAAGCGCGGGTGTTGGGCTCGATGGTGCCGCTTGCGCCTGGTGGAGATGGGACGCAGGGGCCGAGCATCAACACGTCGCAACAGGTTAACTTCGGCGATGGCGTGACGGTGCCGGCGGGGACGGCGCTACTGTTCCGCGTGACGCCGGGAGTCGCGATCCCGATGCGGTGGCACGTTACGGCGCTATCGACGACGGGAGCACTTACGCAGGATGCGGCGGTCGTCACGACGACGACGACGGCGAATCAGACGCTGCTCACGTACACGCCGGGGAGCGATTGGACGCTGAAGGGGTTTGTGGTGAGCGTCGAGACGCCGGCGCACGTCCTCGGGCGGATGTATGTCTTGTTCAACGGACTCCCGCTGTTCGAGACTCCGTGGCTTGGGATGGACAACACGGCGACAGTTCCGTTTGACAGCGACGGCAATAGCGTCACGGGGCATGGCGTGCTGCATTTCCCGATGATGGGTGCGGAGATGTACACGGGCGATAGTGTCGAGGTCTACGCACAGATTTGGTCGGATTGCGACTCGTTGTGGGAGTGGTCGCTGATTGGTGACGAGGTTGTGACGGGTGGCGGCGGCGGTAACACGTACTCGCGCGGGCGGGTGGTCAATGCCGGGGCTGTCTGATGCTGCTGAAGCAATCGACCGCGCGAAACGTGCTCGTGTTCGTGACGCAGTCTGCCGACCACGTAAGCGGGTTGACTGGTGCGACGCTCACGATTACGGCGAGCAAGGATGGTGGGGCGTTCGCGGGGATTGCGCCGTCGGTAACGGAGAGAGGCAGCGGGTGGTACAGCGTGGCGTTGACGGCGGCGCATACGGACACATTGGGGGATTTGGCGTTGCATATCACGGCGACGAGCGCGGACCCGACGGACCTTGTGCGGCAGGTTGTGGCGGCGCTTCCGGGGGAGTTGACGGCGGCGGCGGACGCGAGCGTGGCGGACAAGGTGCTTGGGCGTTCGCTCGCTGGTGGTGCGGACGGTGGGCGCACGGTGCGCGATGCGTTGCGCGCGGTGCGCAACAAGACGGAGTTGGCGGCGGGGACGTTGACGGTGTACGAGGAGGACGATGCGACGCCGGCATGGACGGCGGCGGTGACACAGGCGTCGCGCGATCCGTTGACGGGCATCGACCCTACGTAGCGTGTTCCTCGCGTTCCTCGGTTGGTATTGGGAGGGCGGCGGGGCGGTTCCCGCGACTGGAACAGGTGGTGCGGTCCTGCGGGCGTTGCGGCGCAAGAGGGAGGCGGAACGAGATGAGCGGGAGCGTGAAGAAGCGCGATATTACGCGGCTCTGGCGGAGAGTCTCCCGCCGTCAGTTGAGCGTGTGGTTGAGCGTGTCGCCGTGGAGTCGAATGGCAATGAGTGGTCGGCGAAGCGTGCGCAGCGAGCGTTGCGTGATGCGTTCGCGGAGCTAGAGGCGGAGAGGTCGGCACTGCGAAGCGCGCAAGCATTGCTGATCATGTACCGGAGGGTTGCGGCGCAAGTCGTCGTCGATGATGAGGCGAGGCGCGCGGCGGATGAGGCGGAGGCGGCGAGGATCATGCGGAATCGTCGGATTGCGGCGATCCTGCTTTCTGCGGAGTGATGATGCGTAGAGCGTGGGCCATGTTGCTGTGCTTGGTGGCGTCCGGCGCCTCGGCGTTCGTCGGGTCATTCCCGGTGTGCGAGCCGCGCGCGCAGTACGTGCGCCTCGAAATCTACGAGGGCTTCGCGCCGGCGGACTGCATCCGCGAGTCGCTCAAGGAGGGCGACCCGCGCCTGCTCGTCATGGCGCTGGCGGGCTTTCCGACACTGGCCTGTGTCGGGCTGCAAGGCGACGTTGCGCGGATGTACCTGCGGCCGGACGTAACGGACGACAGCGTGCTTGGCCACGAGCTGCGGCATGCGTTCGCGCCGCAGGAGTCGCACCCGCTGTTGCTGCCGATGGTGAGCCTGTCATGCGAGTGATCGTGCTCGCGTTGCTGCTCGCGGGTTGCGCCGGATCGCAGCCGACGCGGGTTGTGCATGTTGTGTGGATCAAGGACGCCGGGGCTGACGTGCGCTCGGAGAAGGTCGGCGCGGATAACTGCATGATTCGCACGGGCCGCGAGCGGGTCGGGTACGCGGAGTTCGGTGCGGCGTTGAGGGAGTGCCTGAAGTGAAAACGTTCGACCTACCCCTGCGAACGAGCATCGTCCCGGCCTACGCGGCGGGCTCGGCGACGCCGACGTTCACGCGCGCGACCACCGCGACAGTCGTGGACCACGAGGGCGTGCTGCGCTACTGCAGGAGCGGCGAGGCGCGGTTCTGGGGTGCGCGGCGGGTGGAGAACCTGGTGCGCGATACGGAAGACCTGACGAAAGGGAGTTGGGGCGGTTACGGCGGCGGTACGTTTACTGTTGACACCGGAGTTACCGACCCTCTTGGCGGCAGCACGGCATTCCGCGTTACGACTGGCACGGCGAACGGTATATTGCAGGACAGCGCGTTTGTCTATGGCGCGGCTGCCTATCGCGCCGGTGAGGTTGTTGTTGCGTCCGCGTGGCTGCGCGTGGCGAGCGGCACGCTGTCGGTTGATCTGTATTCGCAGGGGTCCGTCGCATCGAAAACGACAATCAATGTCGATACGACGTGGCGGCGCTTGTGTAACAGCGCGGCAGCAACGGCGGTAAGCGGAAAGGCAACCTACATCATCTTTGGCTTCCACGGCGCGCTCGAAATCTGGCATCCGTCGCTCAACGTCGTAACCGGCGCGGCGAGCGTAGCGCCGCCGGAGTACGTTTCCCGCGGCGTTCTCTCCGCCCCCTACCACGGCGCAGGCGCAGATGGCGTCAAGTATTTCGACACCGCGAACGGGAACAGCGTTGCGTCGAATGTCGTGAGCGAGGGGACCGGCGCGCCGATCTCCGATTCCGTCTTGCTTGGCTATCTCGCGGAGGGGCAGTTCACCAATCGCCTGCTCTACTCCGAGGACTTCAGCAACGCCGCGTGGGTCAAGACGAACGTCACGGTGACGGCGGACAGCACGGCCGCGCCGGACGGCGCCACGACGGCGGACACGCTGACCGCGACGGCGGCGAACGCGACGGTGATTCAGGACTTGGGCGTCGTCGCGTCGGCGCAGAAGAACGGCGCTCTCTGGCTGAAGCGCAAGACAGGCAGCGGGAACATTCAGTTGACGCTCGACGGCGGCGCCGGCTGGACGACGGTGGCGGTCGGCGCAGACTGGACGCGGTTCCCGATCGCGCAGACGCTGGCCGACGAAGACTTCGGCGTGCGGATCGTGACGAGCGGGGATGAGGTCTATGCGTGGGGCGGGGATGTAGTGACGGCGGCAATCGCAGGCGCTATCCCGTCCTATATCCCGACGACGAGCGCGGCGGGGACGAAGAATGCTGATCTGCTTGGATACCCGAGCGCGGGGAATGCGCCGACGAGTCAGGGGACGATTGCGGCGCAGCTTCAGTCAAAGAGCATTAACAGCGGAGAGTGCGCGGTTACGTTCTCGGCGGGAGTGTATGGAGCGCCGAGCGGGCTGCTTTTTCGGAAGAATGCGGCAAACCAGATTGCCATCGGCGGGAATTCATCGGATGAGGCGAGCGCGTTCCTTTCCGGTACATTCACGCCACTCCCGCGCAAGGTAACGGGTCAGTGGTCTGGCGTGAGCATGTGGGTATACGCTGAGGCCAACAAGTCTGGCATTGACAACACGCTCGACTATACCGGAGTCGGTACAACGAACATTAACATCGGGACACTGCAGCCGGGTGGGTCGCAGGAATTCCTCGGCACGATCCGCGACTTGCGCATCTGGAATCAGGTGATGCCGATCGACGCGAACGGGGACGTGGTGGAGGCGAGCGGTTCGCCATCGGGCGGCGCGGTGTTGCGTGCGTTGCGACAAAAGTACATGCGTGAGCGCGACGAACGCGAGCGCGCGGATCGTGAGTTCTACGCCCGGCTGGAAGCGGGCGATGAGCAATAACCCGCACCGACGCGGAACGTCGGGTACATATCCATGGTGGTAGCCATGTCTGAAATCGAGCAGGAACAGAACGGCGCGACTGAATACGCGCATGATGAACAGTCCGAAGCTCCCGTCCAGCAGGAACAGGACGCGGAGCAGAACGTCGCTGCGGACACGACGGAAAACACGGAAACGGACGAGCAGAAGAACGAGCGAATCCTGCGTGAACGTCAGGAGCGTTCGCGGCGCGCTGCAAGCAGGGTGCAGCAACGCTTCGACGAACTCACGCGGGACAAGTATGCCGAGAGGGCAGCGCGGGAACGGGTAGAGCGGGAGCTAGATGAGTTGCGTCGCGCGTCGCGGCAGCAGCAGCCGCAGGACGGCGACGGCGCACCGAAGCGCGACCAGTTCGACGATTACGAATCCTATATCGAAGCGCGGGCATCATACCGCGCGACGAAGGAGATGGTCGGCAGACTGGAAGCGATGCAGCGTCAGGTCGCCGAGCAGCAACGCGCGGAGCATGAACTGCGCGAGCGCAACAGTGTCTTGCAGGCGATTGCTGATTCGACGGCCAAGTTCCGCTCGCAGGCGAAGGACTTCGACGATGCGATGGAAGCTATTGCCGACATTCCGTCGTCGCCGATCCTCGAGCGCGCGATTGCTACCGCAGACAACCCGGCCGCTATCCTCTACGCGCTTGGCAAAGACCCGGAACGCGCGCGGAATATCGCGATGATGGACCCGTTGCAGCAGGCCAAGATGATCGGCAAGATCGAACACGAACTGCGCTCTACTTCCGTGAGAGTGTCCAATGCGCCCGCTCCGGGCAAACCCGCTGGCGCCAAGGGTGGCGCGGCGAGTGAGCCACCGGAGGAACCGGAGGCATATTTCCGGTGGGCCGAGAAGAACCTTTCATAGCAGGAGTTTTCAGTCATGGCAAACGCATTTCAGAATCCCAACACGTTCACGTCGGCTACGCTGCGTGAACTGGAGAACGCGCTTGTGTTCTCCAAGCACGTCTCCCGCAAGTACGACGACAAGTTCGCCAACGAAGGCGGCAAGATCGGCGACACGCTGAACATCCGTCGGCCGGCGCGGTTCACGGTGACGTCCGGCGCCAGCTTCTCGGCGCAGGACTACACCGAGACGTCGATCCCGCTGGTCATCAACGCGCAGAAGCACATCGACACGTCGTTTACGACCGCTGACATGACGCTCAAGGTCGAGGACTTCGTGGCGCGTGTGATCCGGCCGAAGATGATTCAGTTGGCGGCGCAGATCGACTACGATGGGCTGACGCAGGCGAAGAACTCGGTTGGTGCGCTGGTCGGCACTGCGGGAACGTCGCCGAACAACGCCTCGTTTCTGTTCGATTGCGGGAAGGCGCTCGATCGGTTCTCGACGCCGCGCGACGGTGAGCGGTACCTTGCGATCGACGAGACGTCGAACGCTTCGCTTGTCGGCGCGATGACGGGCTTCTTCAACGACCCGCGCCTGATTTCCTCGCAGTTCAAGGATGCGGTGTTCGTCGACGGTACCAATACCGTCGGGCTGAAGATCGGCATGTCGCAGAACGTGAACCGGCACACGACCGGGCCGCTCGGTGGAACGCCGCTCGTCAACGGCGCAGCGCAAGGGCTCACGTCGGGATGGGCGAACACGACGAGCCTGGTGACGGACGGCTGGACGGCGGCGGCGGCAAACCGCCTGAAGGCTGGCGATATCTTCACCATCGCGAACGTGTTTGCGGTGAACCCGGTCACGCGCCAGAATACCGGCGTGCTGATGCAGTTCTGCGTTACCGCCGATGCGTCGTCTGATGGGTCCGGCAACCTGACTGCGGTCATCACTCCGGCGATCATCTCGGCGGGTGCGTTCCAGAACGTCAACGCGGCTCCTGCGGACAACGCGGCCCTTACGGTCGTCGGCACGGCCAACACGGCCTATGTCCGCAACATCGCGTGGCACAAGGACGCTTTCACGCTTGGGTGCATCGACATCGAGGACGTCTCGCGGTTCGGGACGTGGGGCGCGCGCAAGTCGTACAACGGTATGTCGCTTCGCGTGGCGCGGCAATACGCCATGTCGACGGACACCGTCGGAACGCGCGTGGACGTGCTCTACGGGTGGGCGACGCCCTACCCGGAACAGGCCGTGCAGTTGATCGGCGCGTAACGTAGCAGTGCGGGGCGAGCCTTCGGGCTCGCCCTGCCCAACACTTAGGAGATGATATGGCAACGTCGAGTTACAAGCCTCCGCGACACGTCTACTACGGGCCGATCGACCCGGCGACGGGCGAGCGCGCGGACGAGCCGGTGTACACCTACAAGCCGTGGCCTGCGATCTACTACCGCATGGCGACAGATGGGGTGACGGTCGAATCGGAGGTGTTCGAGTCGGCCGATGATCTGGCGTCGGCGGGCAGCGAATGGCGCGATTCGATGGCGAAACTCGGGATGCCGTCGTCGCATCCGTCGCAAGATGAGCTCAAGGCCATGCGTGAGAAGGCGCGGGCCGAGACTATCAAGCAGAGGAAGGTGGCGGCATGACGACCGCGCGCGACTTGATCGAGGATGCAGCGGCCGAGATCGGCGTGTTTGCGTCCGATTCGGCGTTGTCCGATGCGGACGCGCAGATCATGTTGCGCCGCTTGAATCGCATGATGGACTCGTGGAGCGCAGAGGGGCTCGCGGTGTATGAGCGATATGACGAGTCGCTGACGCTATCGGCAAACGTCGCGAGCTACTCGACCGCGCTGCTCGCGGGCGGGCGCCCGGTGCGCGTCGATGGCGTAACCGTAACGGTCGGTGGCGTTGACTACGACATGCGGATGGTCTCGAAGGCGAACTACGACGAGATCGGTTACAAGTCGGTGGCCGGCATTCCCGATATGTGCTACGTGCAAATGGGGATGCCTGACGCGACGCTGTACTTCTATCCGGCTCCGTCGGCCGCATACACGGCGAAGGTTACAGTATGGCGTCGGATGCCGAACGGGATGGCGTTGACGACCACAGTTAGCTTGCCTCCGGGTTACGAAGAAGCAATCGTCACGAATCTCGCGGTGGCGTGCGCGCCGATGTTCGGCGCATCGCCGCAACCTGCGACGGTGGAGAATGCGCGCGAGAGCAAGGCGACGATCAAGCGCAACAACACGCAGCATATCGAGATGGACCTGAACCTTCCGGGCGCATCCTCGCGCGCGGGGTTCATTGACATGGGGCCGATCCTATGACGTTTCCTGTTGAACCGTTCCAAGACATCGTCATTGCCGAGCAGATCACGGAGGATGTTACGCCGGCAGGGCTGATCCTCCCGGGTGACGAGAGCAAGACGCGATGGGCGAATGTCGTCGCGGTTGGTCCGGGGCGCACCTACGCTACCGCGATGAACGCGACCGGCTCGATCGAGGCTGGCGTGTTCGTGCCTACGACGGTCAAGGTCGGCGACAAGGTGTGCTTCGACCTTCACCAAAGCGGCGGCCGACCGCTGAAGCTCAAGGACGGGCGCGAGTATCTGTTGTTCCGGGAAGGCGACTTGATCGGAAGGGAACGCGGTGGGGGCTGACGGCACTATTGTCCAGTTGTTCGGCGTCGGAAGCGAGGCCGTGTCGGCCGTCGTTTCCGCGCAGCGTCGCGTCAACATGTACGCGGACACGTCGAACGCGCAGGACAAAGGCGGGCTGACGCTGTATCCGCGTCCCGGGCTAGCGATCTACGACGAGGCGTTCGGGCCTCGTCTCGTTCGCGGGTTCATGGACGGCGAGTTGTCGCAGTCGTTCAATAGCGCGCTACCTCCGACAGTCGGATGCATGGTGGCCGGTGATTTGATTTTTCTGGTCCCCGTGCCGCAGTCGGCACTGCTTGGAATGCTAGGTTTCGGAGCGATCGCGGGGGCGATGGAAACGTCGACGGGGCACGTCATGATCGAGCGCAACAGCGGGCAAGTCATCGTGGTAGATGGGACGACTGGTTACGTCGTCAATACCGCAACCGGGACTGTGACGACGTTGTCCTCGCACGCTCCGGCGGCGGGGTTCCCGAACGGCGCAACGACGGTGTCCTATCTGGCCAGTCGGTTCATCGCGAACGGGCCGGACGGCCGTTTCTACTGGTCGGCGCTCAACGACGGACTGTCGTGGTCAACGCTCGACTTCGCGTCGGCGGAGCTAGCGCCGGACAATCTCGTTGCGACATGGGTCAGCAACGGACAGTTGCTGCTGATGGGCGAATACACGACTGAGTTTTGGGCGCCGTCTACCGGATCGGCCGCGTTCGCGCGAGTGTCCGGGGCTGCGGCGCCGTGGGGGCTGTTGTCGCCGTGGTCGCTCAAGCGCGTGGGCAGCGGGACAATCTTCCTCGGACGCAATTATCAGGGCGACACCAAGGTACTGATGCTCAACGGCTACGACGCGCAGGTTATCTCGACGCCGAACGTCGAGTCGCGCATTCAGGCTGCGCAGGAAAGCGCGGGCGTTGCAGTTGCGATGTCGTTCGCTTCCGGTGGGCATACGTTCTACCGGCTGCGGTTCCCGTCGTTCACGTTGCGCTATGACCTGACGACGAACGCATGGGACGAGGACACGACGGGGCCGGACGGGGCGAACTTCTGTGGCGAGCATGGCGCGCTCATCAACGGGGCGTTTCTGGTGTCCGACGCGTCGCGATCGAAGATTTACTACCAGCAGGAGGATGTATACGCGGACTACGACCGGCCGATAGTGCGCGAAGTCGTAACGCGGCACACGTTCTCCGACTACGACCGCACGACGGTAGACAAGCTCGGCGTCGATTTCGAAACCGGCATCGGGCTTGTCTCGGGGCAGGGGTCTAACCCAATGGCGATGCTGCAAGTGTCGCGCGACAACGGGCGAACGTGGGGAAACGAAATGTGGGCGTCTGTTGGTGCGCTCGGCAAGTACCTAACGCGCGTTTGGTGGACGCGGCTCGGGCGTTCGCGCGATTGGCTGTTCCGCATCAAGATGAGCGATCCTGTGCGCACGATCATCTGTGGCGCTAGTCTCAAGGTGAGGCCGTGAGTGATAGGCCTATTCCTTACGACTTCGCTACGTCGCGCCAGCCGGGCGGCCTCACGGTGCCGGGGCGCGAGTTTCTGCAATACGTTGCAACGACGCTCGCGGAATTGCAGGCGGCTATCGCTGCGGGGTTTCCGGTGACGAACACGGAAACTTACACGACGCCTGGCGCGTTCACGCATACGTGGTCGAGCGCAGCGGTCGGTGCGTGGGTAACGGTTGTCGGAGGTGGCGGCAGCGGGTCGGTGTTGGCTGCAAGCGGCGGCGGCGGTGGTGGCGGCGGGTCTGGCGAGATCGTCGGGCCGTTCTGGTATTCGCGTGCTGGCGCAGTGTCAACGGCCGGCGTCGTCGGCGCGGGTGGTGCGGCGCTCGACACGTCGTCGGCGACGGCCGGCAATGCCGGTGTTGCGTCGTCGTTCGGCGCGGTTAGCGCGGCGCCGGGGGCTGGCGGCACAAGCGGCGGGGATGGCGGCGTAGGCGGTGCGCCGAGCAGCGCGAGTGCGCCGGCCGGAGGAACGGCGGGCGCGCCGCCTACGGAGGGAACGAGAGCGAACGTGCTCGGGCATCATGCGTCAACAGGGGCCGGCGGTGGCGGCGGATGCACGACGATCATATCGAGTGGTGGCGCTGGCGGATCATCGGGCACCGGGCAGAGTGGCGGCGCCGGGGGCGCGAGCAATCCTACCAATCGCGGCGGTGGTGGTGGAGGCGGTGGCGGATATGACGGCCCCGGGGGCGTCGGCGGTGACGGATCGGGCACGACGGTAGTAGCGCCGGCGACGCCTGTCGCGGCTGGCGCCGGCGGCGGCGGAAGCGGAGAATACGGCAGCGGTAACGGCAAGTCTGGTGCAGGCGCGAATGGTGTTGTGATCGTTCAGGAGGTACTCGAATAATGCCGACTCTTGGACAGTTGGGACGCGCGAAGTCGGGGCTTTCGTCCGACGCGCTGTCGGAACTCTTGCGCCAGCGCGAACAGGCGCAGGCGAGCGGACAGGCCGAGCCGGGGCTGCGGGATATCTACCAGTACGTCAGCAATCAAGGCGCTGGATCGTTTTTCATCTCGCCGAACGAGCAGAACGGCGGCGAATCGGGGATGGGCAGTTCGGCGACTGTGCCATGGCAGACGATCTCGCACGGCGCAGGGGATAACGCGTGGACGGAGCAGATGCCGGGTGTCGATCCGAGGTTCGCGGGTGTTGTGCGATTCGCGTCGAACGCAGGACACAGCAACGAGGGTTCCGGTAGTTGGCGTGCGGAGGTGGACGGATCGAAATTGCCAACAACGCGATTCGGCGACGTAACGCGCACGGCCCCGGTTAACGCGCACACTCCGTTGTTCAATCCGGCGCTGGTGTACGACGATCCGCAATACGGACGCATTACGGACGCGCGCAACGTGCGGCCGGACAAGCTTAATCAGATGGTGGGAATGATGCTGCCGAGTCTTGCAATGGGCGGTATTGGCCTATTGGGTGCACCGGCGCTCGGGACGCAGTTAGTCGGATTGGCGCGCGCGCTCGGCAACGGCGGCAATGGTCTAGGAAATCTAATCGGCATTCTCGGCGGGCAGTTCGGGCTTCCGTCGTGGGCTACCTCGCTGGCGCAGTTGGGCGCGCGGCAGATCGGAGGGCGGTGATGGGCGACGAATTCGATATCTACGACCTGATCGGTGACGGAAACATGTTCGAGATTCCCGAGCAGGATGTATGGGACCTGATCGGTGATCCTGGCGCGCTCGGACTGGGCGGCGGGGAAGAAGGCGTCGATCCGTGGGACTTGATGGGCGATACGGGCGCGTTTGGACTCGGAGGCGATAGCGGCTTGTCGCTCGGCAGTATCGGCGGGTGGCTGTCGCAGATCGGCCGCTTGTTCGGCGGCGGCAGCGGGAGCGGGTCGGGCGCGAACGGCGGCGGCATGGGCATGAGCCCGCTCATGACGCTGTTGGGGCTCGGCGCGCTTGCTGGCGGCGGCATCAATCAGTACGGGAGCACGCGCGAGGCGACCGACGCAATGCTCGCGGCGAACAGGGATGCGCAGGCTCTCGTGCGCGAGCAGATGGGCAAGAACGAGCCGAGGTTCGCGCCGTGGACGGGCGCTGGGGCCGGCGCTGTCGGGCAGTTGTCGTCGATGCCTGCGTCGAACCTCGAGGCGTCATACGGTGGGCTTGCGGACCGGTATCGACCGCTCGGCAGCGGGCGCGGCATGGTGCCGCAACAGCCGCGCAGTCTTGGCGGCATTGCGCGCGGAGGACGATGATGGCTGCGACTATTGGACAGTTGGGCGGGATGGGCCGGGCCGGCGGTATGAGGCCGAATACTCCACAGATGGACGCGCAGCGACTCGCCAATCGTGCAAATGCGCGCTCCATGTATGACCAGTTCGCGAACGCGGACGCGGCGACGCAATACGACATGCTCGGCCGTGGGCGTAACATCAACGCGCTGCGTAGCGGGTTCATGCAGGCGACTGGACAGGGCGGCGATGCGTTCAATGCCATCCTGAACCGCCTCGGCGGCGGGGCGCGGCCGGAAGCCGGTATGGCCGGCATCGGCGTGCCCCAATCTGGCGGCGCGATGACGCCCACCGGCGCGACGGCCCCGACGGCAGGAGGACTCGCTGGCCAGACTGGCGGCGCCGCGCAGAATGGCGGGCAAATGTACGCCGGAGGCTCGCCGAAATTCAACGAGTTCGGCGGAATGCTCGGCGGAACCGGCCCGGGCGGCGGGATGCCGCGAAGCAACGTGGGCGGTAACGCGAACGTCGGCTACGGGTTTGACGTGAAACAATACCTCGACCCGTCGATGCGCTACCAGATGGACGAGGCGCAGCGCGTACTCGAAAACAGCGCGGCCGCGCGCGGGGCGCTCAACAGCGGGCAAACGTTGCGCGACCTGACGCAGCTTGGCACGAACATGGCTGCGACGGACTGGAACAACGCATTCGGGCGTGCCGCGAATGTGCGCGACTTCACGGCCGGACTGGACCAGGCCGACCGCGCGTTCGACTACGGCGCTCGGCGCGACGACCGAAACTTCGACTACATGACGCGCACCGGAGATCGCGACTTCGACTATCGCCGCCTGTCGGACCTCGCGCGTATGGGGCTTGGCGCGGCCGGCAACGCGCAATCCGGCGACAACGCCCTGACCGGACTTCTCGCGGGCCTGTTGGGCAACGCGGGGCAGATTCAGGGAAGCGGGACGATCGGCCAGGGTAACAGCATCAACAGCACGATCGGCAGCATCATCAATATGCTCATGTCAAACAGCATGTTGAACAACGTACAGAGGTAGGCCATGGACCCGTCGGTTCTCTTGCAGGCGCAGGGGGTCAGGCTCGCGGACCCGATGCAGTATGCGACGCAGGCGCTATCGCTTGCGGACCTTGCGTCGCGGCGTGAGATGCAACGATACGCGATTGCGAAACAGCGGCGCGACGACGAGGCGGCGGCGCTGTTGAGTCGCGCACTGCCTGCGTTCTTGCGCGCCGGGATGACCGATGAGGCATTGGCGCAAGCGCCGCCGGAGGTGCAGCAGTCATTGTTCGCCGTGCAGCAGAAGGCACGCAAGGAACGGGCCGACGTAGACAAGACTCTTGCCGAGACGGACGCGAAGCGCGCAGACGTGAAGCAGAAGGCATTGCGCGATATCTCGAACGTTGCGTACGAGGAAGCGAAGAATCCGAACAACCTGTCTCTGTCGCGCGTGAATCGCGTTGCGAAGTTCTACGGCGTGGACCTGCCGCAGATGCCGACTGACCCGCGCGACGCGAACGGAGTGCGCGACTACCTGTCGATGCTCGGCAATGCGGGTTACGACGTGAAGGACCGCGAGTCGCTGGCCGAGACGAAGCGCGGGCACGACCTGACCGCCGCGACTGCTGCCGAGGGGCAGCGCGTGACGATGCGCGGTCAGGACATGACCGACGCGCGGGCGCGGCAGGAACTCGCCGAGCGCATCCGCAATAACAACATGACGGACGCGCGCGCAACAGAGTACAACAGCGTAGTTTCTGGCCTGCCGCAAGAGGTGAGCGTAGACGGCAAGCCAACCTTGGCGATTTACGACCGCCGGTCGGGTACGTTCTACGATCCCAACACGAAGCAACCTATCTACGGTGGCATTGGACCAAAGACACCAGAGATGCCGGCGTCAATGATTCAGGCTATGGCGCAGAATGAGGTGACTATCTCCAACATTGCGCGAGCAAAGCAATTAGTTCTGGAGAGCCCGCAGGCGTTCGGGGCGATGAACTATTTGGGCGATGATATCGCGCAACGGCGCGACCCGAAAGGCGTATCTGCGCGCGCTGTTGTTTCCGATATTGGCGGACAACGGATTCAAGACAGAAGCGGAGCGGCAGTTACCGTCGGGGAAATGGAGCGGCTGCGGCCATATATCCCGAAGGTTACTGACACGCCAGAGACAATAATTAAGAAGCTCGAAGAATTCGAGCGCGGCTACCAGCAGATACAAGAGGAATTGGCGCAGGGGCGTTCACTCGCTGATGTGGTCCGTGCGCGCAATCGAGACCGCGCGAGCGATCAAGGAGCTGCCCCGAGCAAGCCGCCCGCTGCACAACCCGATTGGACCGACATGGACGGCGTGATCCGCGCCCGGCCGGCGAGGTAACTGCGATGACTCCCTACAGGTTTCGTGGTACAGACGGGCAATGGTATGAGGTTGACGCGCCGGAAGGAATGAGCGAGGGCGAGGCGAAAGAACGCTTCGAGCGAAGCTTCGCGCGAAGCTTCAAGCGCCCGCAGGTGCGGCGCTCGGCGGTGCAGGACGAGCGCGCGTCCGCCGCAGCGGCGGCGAGCGAATACGCACCGAAGGGCGACTCGCTTGGCGGCGATATCGCGCGGTGGGCGCGCGGCATGGGCGCGAACTACGGCGCCGGCACGCAGAACGTCGTCGATGCGGTCAAGCAGATGTTCGGGGCTGATAGCGCGCCGACCGACCAAGAGGTGCGGGACCGCCGGATGCGCGACAAGGAACTGGCCGATTCGACCTATGGCGGCTCGCTGATGCAAATCCTCGGTGAAGTCGCGCCGACGCTCGTGGTGCCGGCTGGTGGGTTCGTGCGTGGCGCGCGCGGACTGTCTCAGGGTGCTGCGGCGCTCGGCCGCGCACTGACCGGCGCGCGCACCGCAGCGCCTACGGCGTCAACCGTGGCGGCGCCTGTCGGGCCGGTGGCCGCGACTGCGGATGCAACGCTCGCTGGTGGCACCGTCGGCGCTCTGATGCCGACTACCTCGGACGAGTCGCGCGCCATGAACGCGGCATTGTCGGCCGCAGCCGGTGGGTTGCCCTTGGGGGCAATCGGCAGCGCGGTGAAACTGCGAAACATGTACGCTGCTGGCGCGGCGGAACGTCGCGCGGCCGATGAACTCGTGCGCCGGCTCGGGAACGAGGGCGCGCAAAGCGTGCTGGACGCGATCAATGCGCGTGGATTCGGCCCTCCTGGCACGCGGAATATCCCGCTCACGGCGGGCGAGATTTCGCAGAATCCGGCGCTCGCCGCGATGGAGCGCGGGATCGGCAGCGCGAACGTAGGCGGCGGAGCTGGGGACGTAATGTGGGCTCCGTTCCGCGCCAAGCAGGCGCACGAACGGTTCGCGGTGCTCGAAGATGCCACCAGGGGCGGCACGCCGGCCAACATCGAGGCGCTTGAGGTGGCGCGCGACAATGCTACCGCATCGTTGCGCGAGAAGGCGCTTACCGAAGCGGCAAAGGACAAGTGGTTTCACACGCCGGTAGTGAAGGCGCTCGACGACATGATGAGCGGATCGTCACGCCCGAATCCCGGCGTGAAGTGGGTCAACAACTACCTTCGCGGCGAGATGGACGAAGGTATTACGCCGGGGCAGTTGTACGAGGCCAAGAAAGTGCTTCAAGAGAAACTCGACGGGCCGCTGACTCCGGGAGATCAGGTCGCCGCAAGTCTCAAGAACGCGCGTCGTGAGACGACGAAAATAATCAATGCAATCGACGACGCGCTGAACACGTCAAGCGGCGGGAAGTGGCAGAAGTACATTGATAAGTACAAGAGCGAGAGTCGCGCGGTCGATAGCGCCAAGGCGCAGCATGAAATCCGCCAGTTGTTCACCAACGACGCAGCGCCGACCATCGCGGGCGTGCCGGAACTGACGGCGAGCAGGGTCGGCCGCGCGCTGGAAAGCGAAGGCAGCGGGAAGTACGGTCAGCTTCTGGATGACAAGACCCTCGAACGACTGCGCGAGTTGCGCGACAACATCGCTGCGAGCGAAGACCTTCAGAAACTGCTGGTGAAAAGCGCAACCGGCGGGCGCGGCGGATCGAACACGAACATGGATATGCTGCTATCGCGCAGGCTCGCCGGAGCGGTTGAGGGCACCGTGCCAATCCTCAAGGATGTGGCCAAGCGGGCAGACGAATTCACGAAGGCGGCGCTACTCGATGCCTTCCAGAATCCCGAACGATTCGTGGCGGTCGTGCAGAAGAAGATCGCCCGCGGGCAACCGCTGAAGCCATCCGAAGAACGAATCTTGAGGCTGATTCGCTCAACAACCGCCATGCCCGCCGCAGCACTATCGCAATAGCGGCAGCGACGCACCAGAGGATGAGCAGCGCGAACGGCCTAAGGATGGCGCCCAGAATGGCATCTGACATACAGGAAGGATAGCACCAATGGCGACCACGCTATTCGCGTCGATCTATCTCCCGCCGGGTATGCAGTTGTGCGACTCCAACGGAGACCCGCTCAACGGCGGCAAGGTGTACGTCTACGAGGCCGGGACGACCACGCCGGACACGTCATATCCGACGTACACGGACGCGCTCGCTGGCACCAATGCGAACGCCAACCCGGTAATCCTGGACTCCGCCGGCCGAGCGCAAATCTGGCTACAAGCGCCGCGACTGTACAAGATCGTCGTCAAAACGTCGGCCGACGTTACCATTCAAACCGTCGATAACTACTCGCCTGCGGTTGCGTCGGCAATGCCGGCGGCGAGCGAGTGGGTGCGCGAGGTGAACACGGTTGCCTATTCCTCGGCAACGATGTTCAACATTACCGGCGGCGGCGACCTGACCGGCTCCTACTACTCTGGGTGTCGCGTCAAGGTTGTACAAACGGGCGGCACGGTCGGCGGCACGGTGGTAACGTCGTCGTATTCCTCCCCGACGACTTCGGTTCGCGTCAGGCTAGACGGCGGCATCTCGCTGAACGCTGGTCTATCAGAGGTGTACCTGTCGCTACTGTCGCCAGCTAACGGGGCGGGCTACCTGCCGGCATACGAGGATCCGCCGTCGGCCGTTGAGGCGACGATTGCCACGACGCAAGCAATCACGACGGGCGGCTATCGGCTGATCCAGTTCGACACGGTCGCGTTGGACATCGGAGGCGAATACAACGCCGGGACGTATCGTTTCACTCCGTACATGCAATCATCGTTTGCATCGTGGTCGCAGCGGTATCTATTCGTCGTGCAGATCAAGCTACAAACGTCGATTACGTCGGCTATCGTCGCGATATACAAGAACGGCGCGTTGCTGGTCGAAACGCAGGTTAACGCCGGGATCGCAAACGGGGCCATCAACGTGTCGCATATCGTTACCGCGACCGGTGGATCGGATTATTTCGAAGTCTACGTCAACCCAAGCGCGAACGTTACCGTCGTCGGTGGCGTAAGCGGCTCGCGCATCCAAATCGCGAGGCTGCAATGACGAACAGCGATTTGCAGCGACACTTCGACGCGGCCATAGAGCGCCATATCGAACACTTCGACAAGAAGTTTGCCGACTTGGAAGCGAAGGTTGATCCGATGTATGCCTATTTCACGACGGCCAAAACGAACCTTGCGATCATGAAGTGGATTGTCGGCGTGGTCGCCGGGTTGCTTGCGGGTTGGCAGGCGCTCAAGGGGTGGATGCGCTAATCGTGCTCCGCGACGCGAACCTTGCCGCATTCTTGGCCACCATTCGTGCTTGTGAGGGGACTGACGGGCCGAACGGATATCGTATGCTGTTCGGCGGCAAACTGTTTTCGTCCTATGAGACGCATCCTCGCGTGCGGGTTCCGTTCACACAGACCGACGGGAAGCGTAACTATTCCACGGCGGCCGGTGCGTACCAAATACTCGCGCGGACGTGGGACGCATTGCAGGCGCGGCTCGATCTTCCCGACTTCTCGCCCGAGTCGCAGGACGAGGCGGCGATCGAACTCATCAATGAGCGCGGGGCGATTCCGGCGGTTGTGGATGGCGAGCTACGGTTCGCACTCGACGTGTGCGCGCCGGTTTGGGCGTCGCTGCCTGCATCGTCGTATCCGCAACCGAAGCGCACCTATGCCTTCGCGGAGCGCGCTTACCTCAACGCCGGAGGTACCTTGGCATGAACGGCCCGATGATCGTTATCATCGTCGGCAGCGTCGCCACGCTGGCGGGATTGCTGTTCCTGCTCAACGCGCACCGCACGCGCAAACTCGACCTGACAGACGTGGTGATGGAGCCGGACAAGGATGGCGTCCGCAAGGCCAGCATCCGCAAGATCGGCGAGGCGGTCGCGCTCGGCGCCTCCACGTTCGTCGTGGTCTACGACGCGCTGGACGGGTCCAACGAGTGGATTCTGTTCGCCTACCTGGGCGCGTGGGTATCGCGAACGCTGTTCGGGATGCTCGCGCAGGCGAAGGCGGGGGCCATCAACGCGGCATCGCAGCCGGCGGGGCGGTGAGGTGTACGGGCTCATCGCCTATGCGCTAGCCGCCGCCGTGGCGCTCGGGGCCGCGTTCGGGGCCGGGTGGCATTACGGCGCGAAGGGGCCGCGTGCCGACTTGGCGCGGCTTGAGGCGAAGGTAGCGCGGGAGGATGCCGCGCGAGTGTTGGAGTTAGCGCAGCGGAGGGCGGACGATGAACGCGCAATCGCAAGGCTACGGGAGGATGCGGCCCAATCCGAGGCCGCGTTGCGCACTGCCGCCGCTCGTGCCGACGCGGCCGAAGCGCGGGCGCGCGCGCTCGCGACGAGGCTTCGCGCGACTCCTGCCGGCGGTTGTCTGCTGCCTCCTGATGCTCGCCGCGTGTTCGACAGCGCCGCCGGCTCCGGCGGTAGCGCCACGGATCGACCTGCCGCCGCCGAAGATCATCCGCCCGCAACGCCCGGAGCCGTTGCCGGCGCCACTGACGCGTACGATCTGGCGCCACGGCCAGCCGACTCCGCCCCGGTGGACTGCGTGACGACGTGGGAGGTGGGAGTCAGGAATACCGCCAAGGCGCTGTACAACGCCGACGCGCTCGACGCCTGCAACGTGTCGCTTATAAGCTACTGGCAGGCGTGTACCGGCAATACGTTCAACCCGTAGGAGGTATCGAATGAAAGTTGACCTGCCCGAAGAAGTCGAGAAGCACAAGCTGACCGCGTGGATTCGCGCGCACCGGAGCGCGTCGCGCATCATCGCGGCCATCGTCCTGACGCTCGTCGTGGTCGGCGCCTGCGCGATCGCGCGGGCCGCGCCGCTCACCATCGACTGCGCCGGGGCGTGGTCGCTATCCGGCTCCACGGTGTCCTGCGCGCCGGCAGGACAACCGCAGCCGCCCAACCCGCAGCCGCCGATCCCGCCGACACCGCCGGGATGCAGCATCCTGGACGCCAAAGGCGAAGTGTCGGTGTCGTTCCCCGGCTCAGTCGCGGTACGGTTCACCGCTTTGGCGGCAGGCACCGGAACGAAGAAGATCGAAACGTCACCGCACGGCGGCGGCGGATCGTTCGACGTGGCGATTTCCGCGACGCCATGCAGTTACGCGGCCCCGGTCAGGTTCGTCACGTCGAGCGGCCGCCTCGGCATCGGCGATGCTGCAACGTTCGGCAGCAATGGCTTCGTGACGCTGTACTACAAGGCCGGGGTCAACGTGGACGCCGGCGGGACGTACTACCTCAACGCGCGCTCGGCGTCGGGCGGCGGCCTCATCATCAAGATGCCGTAATGCCGTCGCGTCCGCTCTGGCCATCCGCGCTCGCGGCGAAAGCGGCGGGCGTCGTCGCGTCGTGGTTCAAGACTGCGCCGGTCCCTGGCCC